CGCTTATTGTTGCGCCAGTATGCCTGCTGGTGCGCTTTGATTCCCATGCTTAAAACAGAATCATGGTTGCCTTTAACGTGACGAACAATTACTTTCTTAAACTTCTTTAAAGCCTCTTCAGTTATAAACGACATAACCTCAAGCCCTATGAGGAATACGTGCTCTAGGCGGCCATCTGTGTCCACTCGCGTGCCTTTAGTTGTCGTGCTCTCGTAGTTATCAGCATGGTAGTAATCGCCTAACTGATTAATAACGATAGTGTCGCAATCTGGAGCATTATTCATAAGGCGCATGAATACATCTTTGTGGCGCTGCGCTGCAATGTTTACATCGTAGTTCTCGCCGCTAATGTCTTTGTGAGCGTACATGCCAAAGTGAGCATCACCGATATTAACTACCGCTAATTCATCACTACGTTTACCTTTAGTTGGTGTTGGTACGAATGGTGATCGCTTTTCGTGATCTTTAATAAAGTTTTTAAGCGCAATCTCAACAGCTTCTAGCTGGTCTTCTTTCTCTAGGTCAGTCTTAACCCATTGGACTTTAACTTGTCCGTCATCGCCGTAGAGGGTAGAGGTTCCCTTAACATTGTAATTGCTAGGGCAGATTCTAATCATATCGCTGTCAGGGGCATACCCTTTTGCAGCGGCTTTCTTTCTTACAGCTCTTTTAAATGATTGTGCGGTAGCGCGAGAAACGCCCATTAACTTAGCCACCTGATGCTCAGAGTGACCTTTTATATATAATTTAACGGCGGTTAGTTGCTTCTCAGTAGAGCAAAATTCTAAATGATTCGCGTCCATTGTGTAACTCCCTTTAGTTTACCACTTAACCTTATCGGCCCAGTATGCGCCTAACATCTTAACCTTGTCTATATTCTTCTTATGTCTAGCTTTAAAGGATGCGCGTTTAGCCTTATCAGCATCGCTCTCACCCTTTCTTGGCGGTTTAGTATCTGCACCTTGCTGGCCAAAACGTATCAGCTTAACCTTGTCGCCCTCTTTAGCGAGAACAACATGGCTTTTAGTGCCATGCTTAGGTGTACGTTTAGGCTTATTAAAGCCCTCTAAGTTATTCTTTTCTAGTCGTGGGTCTTTCTTAGCCATGCGATCACCCTAGTGGATTTTGATTGCTTTTTTCAACCTGATAACTAATCCTTTCAATTTTGCTTTCCAGATTGCTAATTCTGCTTTTATTGACGCGAACGCCGCTTTGAATTTCACTTGTATCCGTTTCTTTGATTCCACTAATCTTTGTTTCAACATTTTTAATATTCCCCTGTATGGTTGCTATGGTTGCTGAGATGTGGCTTATATCACTATTCTGTTGTGTTACCTCAAGTGTAGTCAATCTACGCTCAAGCGCACGTATTTCTTCAACATTATAAATTTCAGCCATTTTATTTTCTAAGGCTTCTAACTTTGTCTCCATTGTCACAAACGAGGCTACTACACCCGCAAAGGCGGTAGCTATACCAATCCATGTGCTAATTTGTTCTGCTCTCATTATGGTTGCATCTCTATGTTATCAGGGTAGAACTCACCTTGCATATTTGAATTCACTAGCCAAAACTGATTCTCTACACCTACGACTTCACCAGCCCAAGCTACGTTTAGTTGGTCTAGGTACATCTGATCTATTTGTACAGATGCGGAATCGTAGAATGCTTGAACAGTACCGGAAGCCTGTGTGACAAAGGTCGTTGATTCAATTATTGCTCCTTCGTACTGTTCAAGCATATTTTTAGTCCGACTAGCTACTACCATACCTTCTATACTAGCCGCATACTTATCTCTTGTATCCTGCTTTATTTCTCGCAAGTCGTTATCAGTTGCATACTTCTCCATGCCGATCTTAGTTGACTCATTGGCAACCTCTATCTCAGCAGCAATAGCGGTAACGGCAGCCATCTTTTCAGCTTCGTTAATCATTGTATTTTTTTGCTCTTCAAATTCAATTTGCTGGCCGATAATCTGATCTTGAATCAGCAAAGCAGTGAGGTGCTCTTGAGTGGATTCGGCGAGTGCCAAAGAATAGGCAGCATTAAATGCATTGAGTTGTTCTTGGGTAACATGGTACTGCTTGCCAGTATCAGGATGCACAATATCAGTAGTGCCATCGACCATATTTTCAGCCATTTGCGAAATGAAATTATTAGCCCCATCACTTATTAGGCTGTCTATGACGGCTGTACTGTTTTGGAGGTCTGTTTGACTCTTCGCGGTAAACGACAGGCTGATCAGGAACCCTATCAGGGCGGTGTTTATAAAAAGTGTACGCATCATTTCCAATTAATCCTTGATTAGTCGGGCAGGGCGTTCCCGATTCATATAAAGCCCACCATACCCTATGGTCTTGGCACATAACACTAACAGCAGCCACTTTTAGACCTAGAGCCTGTAACTGTTTAGACAGCTTTAAACGCTCACAGTTTTGATCTACGACAGGCTTGCCAATGGCTAATCCAAACATTTGTGTTTGTACGCCAGCACTACCAGAAAACACACATACGTCCTGATTGTAGCTAGAGCCGCTCGGAGCAACCGCAGTATTAACTACAGCGCCCTCTTGTGTAACGGTCGTAGTCGTTCTGTTATCAATGCTCTCAGCGCTTTGCTGGTTGTTAGAGCCAAAGTCACCTACTGTAGCGGCTTGCTCTTCTTGTGCGTTACAAAAATTTGATAATTGCAACAACAACAATAATAGGAGTAAGCGAACAAGCAATGACTGTTTTATATAGTCCATCAATTTTACCATCCAATCTGTCGAGCCTTGTGCCGCGCTCTTCTAGTATCTTTTCTATATTCTCATAACGTACAGCGCATACGTTTTCGTGACCCTCTATACGAGCTAGAGCCTTGTCGATTTTCTGTTCCATTGTTAAATCCATTACATTTACTCAGGCTTAGTAGGCCAAATAATATCTTCGTATGAAGCTGCGGATGCGTTTGTTGTCGGCATGTCGCGTAGAGCCTGTCTATAGGTAGCCCATTCTACTTTCTTAGCATCTGTAAGAGGTGCATCAGCAAGTTGGGTTATGTCGCATTCTTGCAACAAGTCCTTTCTTACTCTTCGCATCTTACCTACGTAAGTTTCTGCGGCTGCGGCTAAAGCGGCGGCAACATCGCCACTAGCTAGTAATTCTTCTATGTTAGGCATCTGTTAATCCTATAGGGTTAAATATCATCCAAGTGTCTACGGCTACTGCTTGCAACATCATAGTACCACCAACAGCTAACGTAGGGTTATTAGTAAACGCCGTCAGTGTCAAGCTAGGAAAATAATATACGTTTTGAGTTGTGCCACTACCATCCCTATCTATCGTTATCGCACTGCCGAAGACGTTAGATATTTGCCATATATCGCCTACGTTAGCTGTAGAAGTACTAATAGTTGTAGACGCTACACAAGCAGGTAGTTCAAACTCAAACGGCCCCCCAGACGCAACCATGTGTTGGCCTCGGTATTGTAGCATCTGAGCTACAGATTTATTTGAACTAACAAAAGTATCAAATGGCCCTATACCACCAATACTCATAACCTTAGCCTTAGCTGCGTTTGGCATATGTAGGTCGTAAGAGCTTTGGTCATTATTAGCGTCTGGGCTTTCTAATATTGCTTGCTTACCACCTAACTTTAGCTCGCCAATATCACTTTTTATATACCCAGAGGTTGTGAAGTAGTCCGCACCAATGTTTAATGCTATTTTGTGACCAGCGCGATAACTATTATCAGTGTAATCAGTAAATGGGTCAGCAGCTCCGCTGCCGTCAGCTACGGTAAAGACTAAAGAAGCCTTATGTTCCCCATCATCAGAAGAGTTAGTACCAGCACAATAAAATGAACCGTAAGATACTTTTCTATCGTCTTCATTTAGCCCAGTAAAAACAAAACCGCCTAAAGCGACTGATGACGCTACGTTCGTTATTGCTTTATCCCTAAACACCTCTATAAGAGGCATTGCGCCGGAACCTGTGCTTGTCGATATAAACTGGTGATAGTCGTTAGTAGCTATAAGAGCGCCGTTAACTGTAGTAGCGCCTGTTACTTCTAAGTCGCCACCTACAGAAACCCCAGAGGTAGTTGTTAAGCCTGTCGGGTTATTTAAAAAGCCAGTGTCAGCTTTAGATGTGAAGTTAGTCCAGTCCCAAGCCCTATTATTAACATCGTCTCCCGCAGCATATCCTAAAGTTCTACCAGCTCCTTCAAGTGTTGACGGGTCAGACGAATCTATTACAGGTGCGTCCAGCAAGTGCCAGCCACCCTCATTAGATTGCAAGTAAGGATCGTTTATAAGTGTAACGCCAAGGTCTGCTGTTGTAGCTGACGCATAGACTTGTAATGCAGAACCCTCAAACGCATTGCCTGATTTAATTCTAAATCTATTAATTGAGGTTGCGCTGTAAGAAAGGTATTCAGATACGCTAATTAAAGCATCTTGTGCAAAAAGTTCTGAGGCTGTAAATCTAGCTGTCTCATGACCAGCCGCATCGGTATTATCAACAACAATAAACTCACCAGATGCTCGCTGTATCGTAGTGACTGCATCCCTACCTTTGCATATTGCTATTGTGTACCAACTATCAGTTGTGGGAAAGTCGCCGTGGTTTTTATAGTCTGTGTAAAAGCCCTTTGTAGATTTAACTGCACCTGTTACGTCTATGCCTGTTGAGGTGGTTTCTAGCTTAGTGCCTGCACCTGTTGCACCAGTATAGTTTAAAGCGGCTGAACCATTTGTTGTAAACTTAGCCATATCCAGTGATTGTTCACTATCACGCAACGCAATAAAATCACCATTAGTCTGAATGCTTAATATGCCAGCACCAGCATCTTTAATAAAACTGTCAGACCCACTATGGAATATCTGTAAATCATTCCCTGCCCCAAAAAACGCCTTTTCATCATCACCTAGCTTAACACCATCAGCAGTAACCGTACCTGTTACGTCAATGCCTGAGCTGTCTAAAGTTAAAACTTCAACGTGACTAGCGCCATTCCTAATGTGGAATTGCATCTCGGCTTGCTCAGTGCTATCACCAACATTAGTAGTTTTTACTTCTTGGAAAGCATAATTTACAGTCTCTTGCTCAGGCGATACGTCATTTTTGCCATACCACGTTATTTGACCTAATCTTTCATTTACAGCGGCAGGCGCATTGTTGAATAACCATATATCAGGTTTTGCATCAGCAGCAGCACCCGTTGAAGATATTGTCAAAGCCTCATCACAAGTAACCGTACCTGTTACGTCTATGCCTGAATCAGTAGTTTTGAGCCTTTCACCTTTAGTTCCTGTATCGCCTTGCCAATACAAATACGCTTTATCAGCATTCCAACCTAAGCACGTTTCATTAGCGTTATTTCTTAATGTTCCTGACTCACCTCTTATTTCTAAATTACCACTACC